TGGTCGTAAAGCACAGCGTAATGTAGTAGTTGAAGCTCTTAAATCAAGTATTGAATCTAGTACAGCCTTACGTGAAGAACAAACTCAGTTCAACATTATCGCTTGCCCAGGTTATCCAGAGTTGATACAAAACATGATTACTCTAAACAATGATCGCAAACAAACTGCGTTTATCATCGGTGATAGCCCATTGACACTTAACTCAAATGCAGTGCAGACTTGGATACAAAATACTAACCTAGCATTAGACAATGGTGATAATGGCCTAGTCAGCAACAGCGAATACCTAGGTGTTTACTATCCAGCTGGTCTTGCTACTGACCTAGCAGGTGAAAGCGTGGTAGTTCCACCAAGTCATATGATGTTGCGTACAATGATCCGTTCAGATAATGTCAGCTATCCATGGTTTGCACCAGCTGGTGTACGTCGTGGGTTGATTGATAATGCTACCAGCATTGGTTATATTGACGTCAATGACGGCAATCTATTTAAATCAATCGGTGTTACAGTAGGCTTGCGTGATGTATTATATGCAGACAGAGTCAACCCATTAACAGTATTACCTGGTGTTGGACTAGTAGCATACGGTCAAAAAACACGTAGTTCACAAACATCAGCGATGGATCGAATTAACGTTGCTAGATTGATAGCTTACTTACGTTTGGTATTAGATTCAGTAGCTCGTCCATTTATATTTGAACCAAATGATACTATTACACGTAATCAAGTTAAGCAGGCATTTGAAAGCGTATTAAATGACCTAGTTGCTAAACGTGGTTTATATGACTATCTAGTAGTCTGCGATACAACAAATAATACACCAGATCGTATTGATCGCAATGAATTGTATGTTGATATTGCTATTAAACCAGTCAAAGCTATCGAGTTCGTTTATATTCCAGTGAGAATTGTCAACACTGGTGCTAGCTTGAGTATAACATAATATACGTAGTTAATGGGAGTGGCGACACTCCCTTGACTCATAGGAAAAATAGGTAAATACTATAAAGTATTAAAAGGAAAATAAGATGGCAACAGCATCACTAAGTAAATTTACGGTACCCCTAAGTACTAATCAGAGCGCAACAGCACAAGGTCTGTTGATGCCTAAGCTCAAGTTCCGCTTCCGTGTGACATTTGAGAATTTTGGTGTTAGCCAACCGACTACTGAGTTGACTAAACAAGTTATGGATTTCAAGAGACCAACATTATCTTTTGAAGAAATGATTATTCCTATCTATAACAGCAAGGTCTACCTAGCTGGTAAACCAACCTGGGAACCTGTAACTACTACCCTACGTGATGATGCAGGTGGTGAAGTTGCTAAACGTGTTGGTGAACAGCTACAGAAACAATTTGATTTCATGGAACAAGCTTCAGCAAGTTCAGGTATCGATTATAAATTCCTAACTAGATTTGAAGTCCTAGATGGTGGTAATGGTGCTAGTGAACCTACAGTGCTTGAAACATGGGAAATGTATGGTTGTTATCTATCTAACACAGACTATTCAAATGCTGACTATGCTACTAACGAACCAATGACTATCGCTTTAACTATCCGTTATGACAATGCTATCCAAACTCCAATTGGTACAGGCCTTGGTACAGCAGTAGGTAGAACGCTTGGTACTACGATCACTGGTTAATCCAGACGAAACACTTCAAAGCCCGGTTAAAATCCGGGCTTTTTTATCTCGATAAATAATATAAATGGATAGAACATATGGCTGGCTTCTTTAATCAGTTCTTAAAACAAATAGCTACCGGTGATGAGATACGCGATTGGCAACATGCCTCACGTGTTTTCGTCAACAGTCTCTATAGATTAAGTCCTAAGATTGGTACAGTTTATCACGTGTTCATGGATCTTAATCCAGTAGTAGCACAGATTGACCAAAACAGTCAGATAGAAATAGGTCTAATGGCTAAGAGCGTGGCATTACCAAGATTTTCAGTTTCAACCAAAACCTATAACGCATACAATCGCAAGAACATAGCACAAGAAAAGATCAACTATGATCCATTGACCATAACATTCCATGATGACAGTGCTGATGTGGTACGTAATTTTTGGTATGGATACTACTCCTACTACTATAGAGATGCTGATCATCAAGAAGCACTGTATAATCAAGATCACAAATATAAAAAACGACAAGAACAGAGTTGGGGATTTACCCCACTTAACAATGCTGGCACACAGAACTACATCAATGCTGTTAGAATCTATAGCCTACATCAAAAATCATTTAGCAGTTACACGCTAATACGTCCAACTATAACTAGTTTCCAACATGGTCAGCACGCTGCAGGCGAATATGTACCCATGGAACATACGATGACATTAGCCTATGAAGCTGTACAGTATGCGACAGGACCAGTTAGTGAAGGAACAGTGCTTGGATTCAGTACCTTGCACTATGATAACAGTCCAAGTCCACTTACTTCCTTGGGCGGTGGTACTACCAGCATATTAGGTCCAGGTGGCCTAGTAGAAGGTGCCGGTGACGTTATTACTAATCTGCAGAATGGTAATTTCCTCGGAGCTGCCTTGGGTGGATTCCGTACTGCTAATAATTTTAAAAACGCAGATATTAAGCGTGTTGGGGGTGCTGAACTTACACAACTTGGTAAAAATATCTTATCTGGACGCAATCCATTGAGCACGGTTTTTGTACCAACAGCAGGTCAGGTCAATCAAGGCATAGCCAAAGCTATCAGTGCCCTACCAGGCGGTGCCATAGGTACTAATATCAATTCACAAAATGCACAGATCCCGTCTAGCAATCAGGGACGCAGTATCGTCTAAGGAATAGATATGTCAGCAAACGGAAATTTACCACCAAATACCAGTGTTAATTCTACTACAGAATACTTTAACAATTATTTCAATGACGTACTAACCACCAGCCCAAATATTAATGATGCTGTCGTGGGATATTTTCAATCAGTGACAGGCGACGAAGAATCAGGTAGGACGTTAGCTGCCACGGTAATCTATACCGCACTTAGCCAAGGTATAGATCCTATGAGCTTAATAGATGAATTTAGAAAGCTCAAAGCAGGTCGCCGGGTAGAAGTTAAAACACCTATCCCTGCATCATCAGTAGTTGATACCTATACTACCTATGAACAGATAGTGGCAGACAAAAACGAATATGAAGTAGGACAATTATTTTACGTGTCTACCACTAAGACATTTTACAGATCCTACTATGCTGAACTGCCCACAGATCAACCATTGGTAGTACAGACTAGTTTTACTAATCCCACGTTTAATACCAATGTCATAGATATTCAGCGTGATGCTATATTAAGTGGCATGCCCATACTTGAAGATGTGGTGATTACAGAAACACCAGTGTATGTGTCTGAAGGCATGCCATTCTTGGCTGCCAATGACGCACCCATCGGTAGTAATGTAGCATCGCCAATCGTAGAATCTGTTATCGACCCTGCTAGCATAGGTGCAGTTGAATTTGATATTTCGGTAGATATATCAGACCCAGATCAATTTATAATCAAATCATACTTAGATCAAGCCATACAGATACAAGCTGCATCAAATTATAAGCGTGAAACGGTCAGCATAGGTGGCGGTCAGTTTGCATATAATTATTTTTTCCTATCATATACGGTAGAACAAGATGAAATAACTCCTTTCCTAACCGTATTACTTAATCAAAATCGAGTGAATACCAGCTTATTAGGAATCACTAATAGTCCACCAGTCAACAAATACGTCCAACGTGCGATCCTAGCATAATGAGCAAATACGCCAGCGGTAAATATCAGGTAAAGAACCCCGAAAAATACATGGGTAAACGTCTACCAAGCTATCGCAGCAGTTGGGAATTTACCTTTATGAGCTTCTGCGATAATAATCCAGCAGTAATAAATTGGGTCAGCGAGGGAGTTAAAATTCCTTACTACAATCCTGTCAGCGGAAAACAAACAGTATATGTGCCAGATTTTATCGTAGTATATGTAGATGCAAACCAACGCCAACATACTGAACTAGTAGAAATCAAACCCAGCAAGGAAGCTACAATGGAATCAGCTAAGAGTTATCGAGATAAACTCATGGTAGCTATGAATATGGCCAAGTGGGCGGCAGCCGACAGCTGGGCACGAGCCAACGGTATGCGTTTCAGAGTAGTTACAGAATTTGATATCTTCAAGAATCAGAAGCGGTAAATACATGCATGACACAAAAACTCCAAGAACTATTCAATCTACCTCCTGCAGAGGAAAATACGGCAAACAATGACACCGATAG